AGTTGTGTCAACCGATAGCAATTACGAACGACTTGGGTATCGTCTTTCGGTTTCGTTAGCGAGTTCGTGTCCGGTCAATGGCGAACGTGTGTTTGGTATGGGACGAACGTGTGTTCGTTTTGTCCAGAGAGGGTAATGTTTATCGGGACTTTCGGAAACGCGCCCGTATGGGTGGGGGTGTCCGAGACACAAAATTAGGTTGAGCACTAGCAGTTTGATTTATCTGATGTGCTGAAAAAAAAGTCGCTTCTTGTGGCGGTATCAGATTGGGGCAATCGGTACGAATTCAACCGTTGCTGAAACTATTGACGGGAAGTATTCATCAATCGTTTGTTTTGAGTGGCTCTTTGGTGGGAGTTGGTCTATGGCGAATACTCTTTGTAACCACCTATCGGTTCCGTCGTAGCGAGCCTGAAAAGGAAGTCTGCCGTGTACAACCTTGGTGTTGTCCATAACAAGCATGTCGCCAGTGTCTAGGACTACCTCTCGTACTGACTTGTTTATCGCTTGCTTGAGTTCACCTAGAGCATTTGTGGCTTGTTCGTTCAGTCCTTTCATAAGCGCCTCGTCGTAACATATTTCGTATGTCGATGTCTCTTGGTTCTCTTTGAGTATCGAGCACACGATTTCCATATCACTCTCTCCGTTGGTTCTGAAACTTTCGTCTATTGATGTCGTGAACATTGGCTTTGTGAGCGTTATGAGTGTTTCAGGACTCAGGTGCTTGACTATTTCCGAAATATCAGCATAGGTCGTTATTGCATTTGAATCGCCGCGCAAACACAAGAGCAAAACCACAGTTGGTTTGTAACGATGAAAAGCAGTTTCGGTATGTAGGCCGAGTTCCACCTTGGACGATGAGGATATTTGTTGTGTTTCTGTTTTCTTGACCGGATACACGTTTTGTATTAAGGCGCCATTTTGTTCTTGGGCAAAAGCGATTGGGAAGCCGTAAAAACTAGCGGCCTCCAATAAAATTTTACGAGGTTTGGTTAGAGTTAAATTAAACCACTGCTTAGTCGGTGTGCGAGGGACATCTCCAACATCTATCCCTCTGGTTATTGTTACTGCTGGGTATCGCTTGCTCATTGTTATTTGTATTGTTCGGCGGCATTCACTCTGGCCATAATTATCTCCGAATACTCGGCGTTCATTTCACAGCCAATCCATTTGAACCCCTCGAGAACTGCCGCTACCGCCGTAGTGCCAGAACCCAAAAATGGATCCAAGACAGTTCCATTTGGTGGCGTGACAAGTCTGGTCAGGTAACGCATGAGAGCCACTGGCTTCACGGTTGGGTGATGGTTCTTGCGTAACTTTTGAGATCTGTTTCTTGGGTTGGTGGTTCCTGCTCGTTCGTAATCTTCTTCATCTTGTCTGCGATCAGGGAAATATTCCAAACCCTTGTTTCTTTCTGCTTTGGATGCTTTGGCGCAATAGAAGAATCGAGCTGCAGAGCCATTGTCGCCATACGATGGTCCAACAGGAATACTGTGTCCATCCCCTTTGCCCCAAATTCCCCCTGTGCCTCGTTTTTCTTGAGGCTTGCCTGCTTTACTGTTTGGGAACAATTGCAAAACCTCATCCGAGCCATCATGGATAAAGTTTGCAGGGAAACGACCAATATCATTTTGTTCCCAGCCACCGGAACCATTCCCACCGCTTACCGTCTCTTGTGTTCCAAAAGTTGCCGTCCTATTACCAGCAATCGAATCATCGCCATCTTCTCTCTTGACCCTACAGCCGTCAACATTAATACCACCTGTTCCGTGTTTTAATACCGTTTGTGCAACAGTTCCGTCAAGTGGTTTGCGAGCCATCACTATTGGTTCATGTGCAGGCTTAAGAGCAGTGCCCCAACCTTCCCATTGTTTGGCCTCTTCTGTTGCTGGCTTAGTTATGTTCCACTCGCCAGAGTAATCACCAAATGCTATTTTGCCATCTTCTGATTTGCTCGCACCAAAGTTCTTGTCAGTGCTGATTACCTCGCGCTCAGCACCAAATTGCTTGTCAATTGCTTTACTAACGTCCATTGACTTCGGAAACCCCGAACCATAGACCCACATAATTTGATCTCTTATTTCAAAACCAGAATCTTCTATTGCTACAGCCATTCGGTGATATGTGCGTGAGCCACTGAAAGCCAACAAGTGTCCGCCGGGTTTTAATACCCTAAAACATTGTCGCCAAAGTTCTGTATTGAAGGCAATTCCCGTCGAATCCCATGATTTACCCATAAAACCGAGTTCGTAAGGAGGATCAGTGACGACCGAATCTACGCTCTCATCGGGAAGTTGCGAGATTGCATCTATGCAGTTTCCAACATGTAACATGGCTAAAAACTAGCATGCTCAATGCGTCGATTGGCGATAGTTGCATACTCAGGATTCATTTCAAAACCCACCCAATTAATGTTTTCATGGATTGCTGCTACGGCAGTAGTGCCAGAACCAAGAAAAGGGTCAAGAACGGTTCCATTTAATGGTGTTACGAGTTTAATTAAGTTACGCATTAGGGTTACTGGTTTTACCGTAGGGTGATGATTTTGGTGTGCAGCATTCTTGTCTTTCCACATACCGGCAGCGACATCGCTTCTTAGATCTGCCTTCTTTTTGGGCATATCTTTTAGTCCTGCATTTCTTTCGCTAGATGATGCCTTAGCGCAATAAAAGAATCTGGGTAGAGAGCAGTTAGTTTTATTTAGAAAGTCTTGTTCTGATGATTTCCAAGCCAGCACAATCGGTTCGTGTGCTGGTTTGAGTGCTGTTCCCCAACCTTCCCAATTCTCGCAACCATCTTGCTTTCCAATATTTAACGACTTTGGAAACCCTGAGCCATACACCCACATAATTTGGTCACGAACCTGAAACCCTGCATCCTCAATAGCGACAGCGAGACGATGGTAAGTGCGTGAACCACCAAAAGCGAGCAGATGACCGCCAGGTTTAAGGATTCGCAAACAGTGACTCCAGACATCTGTGTTGTATGCAATCCCTGTTGAATCCCAAGATTTATTCATAAAGCCTAGTTCGTATGGTGGGTCAGTGATGATTGCATCTATTGAGCAGTCTGGCATTTCCGCCATTAGGTCAATACAGTTGCCAATTTTGATCATTGGCAGATACTAACACTCTAGTTAATACACAAAAATAACCTATTTGATAAGTTAAATTTATCAAGTACTAGTTAGGTTTTACAAAAATTTATTTATTTGAATGATTTTTTAGTCAACTTCTATAAAGATACATTCACCAGGGCACTCTTCTGCCGCCTCAACAACATCACCAAGGCGGCTTTCGTCGAAAGATGCTAAACCGCTTGCTCCTTCTGGATTGCCTCGCGCTTTCGAAAATACTTTCCCATTCTCTTGGACGTACGCCAACCCATCCTCCAGCATGATGAATACATCGGGGGCGATCTCCGCGCATAGGCCATCTCCTGTACATAAGTCTTGGTCAATCCAAACTTTCATTTATAAATTCTACAGTATATTACTGTATTTTATTGTTGATTATATTTGGATTTGATCGTCTTTCTGACGGTTACGTATTCCGAAGGGATAGCGGCTAACCTGCATTTTCCACCCGGTTCAATTTTCTGTTTAATTATTCTGCATACATTTTCTGACTCATAATGAGCACAATGGGAGCAATATATACCTATTTTGTAAGCATCATTGTCTTTTTGATTGACGTATCCGACATAGATTCCATTGTCGTCATTATCTGAAAGTTTGCCATATCTATTTGCAATACCCTGCATTGCATAAATAAAGTCCTGCTCTGCTGGGGCGTAGTATGGCTTTTTTGTTAAATCGTGCTCATGTGAGTCATGCTCATCGTTTGTGTAATCTTTAAAACGAAAGCCTTTAATTGGACCCGTGTATTCACCCCAAATTTGATTCATTGTTATTTCTTTTTCTTCTTCGTTTTTTCGTATCGTTCTAGCAACCTGCGACCTTTTGCTGCCAATTTTGCTGCATCAGATTGATTTTTGGGTATTGGTTCACCCCAAGCGGCGGCCGAAAGAGCAAGACGTGTTGGCTTTCCATTATCCCCCACCATCGGCCCCGATGGATTGGTGAAGAATCTAGTCAAGAATGAGCCTTTGCGTCTCATTTTTTCTGGCGTGTCTGCGGCACCCTTTACGCCGGGTTTTAAGTTCGCACCTTCAGTGCGTTTAAAGTGCGCTCTACCAGCAGCAGTGAGACCACCTTTTGGGTCGCGCAGAACTGGCTTCTTTTTAGCTGCTTTGGTGTCAATATTTTGTTGTGCATCTTTTTTGCGAGCAGATGCTCCAGCGCGTTGAGCCGCTTCTGTGTTGGCGACGAATTGTCTGCCAGATTGACTTCCTTTGCGCTTTTTGCGATTTGTTGCTGCTCGTTGAGCTGGGGTTAAATTATCCCAAGCCTTTTTGGGAAGGTATCTAGTTGTTCCACCTTTACGAATTGCAGGTTTCCCATCCGATGTCGTCCACTCTTCATCCGTCCACTTAGATAGAGAGCGTTGAGTATTTGATTTCTTGCCCCTATAGCCACCGCCGGCTTTCTCGTAAGCCTGAGCAACCAATTGTGCTTTTCTGGCCGACCACTGACCCGGTTCGCCACCTTTTGATCCAGCCATAATTCTTCGCTTAATACTTTCACGAAGTTCTGGCTTTGTGTATTCGCCTTTGAAATCCAAATCATCAAAATTTGCAGATTTAAATTTTCGCCCTCTTCTTTTTCGGCGTCGCCTATTTGTTAAAGCCCTTCGGACGTAGCCACCGATGGTATCAAATAGCCACTTTTCGTTGAGACCAGATATAAATGTGTCAATAGCAGCATCGTCATTTTCTGGAAATAGCACATCAAGAACATCGTCGTCGATCGAATCAAGTTTTTTTTCAAATGAGCGCTCAAAAGATTTTTGCATGAGCATTTTATTTTTCAAACTTTTTTCAGCAAGTTCTATTGGCTTTTTTCTTTTGCGACGCTTTTTGGGTGGCTGACTACGCATTGGTGGAAGTACGATTTCTCTTTCTCGGATGGTTTGTCCAAATCCACCAATTGGACCAACAACCATATCCGAGTAAATGTCTTTGCGATTAGTTGCCATTCAAAACACCCCCCAAAACCATAAATACTTATAGTAAGTAATTATTCAGTTTCGTCTTCGGGCATTTCATTCATGCCTGGCTTCTTTTTCTTTTTATCAAAAAGTCGCTTCATCAGTTCTTCACGGCTCATTGGTGCTGTCATTTCATCATCTTCCATCTCGGCCATGTCGGCTTCTTTTTCACCGTAGCGAATTTTCTTTTTCTTTTTAGGCATTTCCATGTCAACACCGTACATGCCTTTCATGCCCATCATTCCGCAATCACCCTTGCATTCTGGGCACACTTTTGATCCAGCAGGAATCATTTTTCCAGTCACTTGACACATAACCCCATCGCCCTTGGCATCTTTCTTGCCCCAGTTTTCTGGAATTAAATCATTTCGCTTAAGTGCTCGCGCTCGCTTCATTATGTGACGCTTCGCTGCAGACTTGCTCTTTGCTCGACCAAAAGCCATGATTGCATTCTTGAGATCTTCCTCAGTGACAATCGGGAACGAGCCATCTGGTAGTGCCATTCCTTGTTTGGCGAGATCCTTGCGCTTCTCTGGAGAAAATGCCCGCTTGAGTTCCATTTCTGCCCTTAGGGCTTTACTCATTACGTCTCGTGGTGCACCAGATTTCATCATTGATTCAGCACGAGACCTTGCGCGTGGGCGACGCATAGCTCCCCTCCTGCGATCAGCCATACGATCTTGCATGTCCATCTCGCGTGGAGTTGGCTCAAGTGCCATTTCTTCGTCTTCTTCTGGCAAATCTGGAGGTGTCATCTCGTCTTCTTCTGGCAAATCTGGAGGTGTCATTTCGTCGTCTTCTGGCAAATCCGGAGGCCCCATATCTTCCTCATCGTCCTTAGGGGTAGCTTGCGCCCGTTCCATGGCACGTTTCATTTCTTTTTCTAGAAACTCCAATTTTTCAAACTCCGCTTGGCTTTTTTCGTTCCACCATTTGGCGGCTTCGTTGCCACTTGAGTCATTTGGTCGTGTCATTTTGTTTCTCCGTATCTTCCGTGAGTTCGTTTTGGGTGTTCCTATTAATGCCTAACAGTTTTTCTTCCCTATGTTTAGCCCATGCTTTTGCTATGGCGAATGCCTCATCTGGGTTATCAAAATTCTTTGGCAATACCATGCTTCAATGATACATTTTTACTGCCACTATGGGGGAACCTGTCTAGACTGTGTTTATGTCAGATCTGAGAGAATTATACCCCATATTTGTTAGCCAATCTAGATACTCAGGCTTATATGAAGGGGGTTCTTGGTATGCACTTCCGAAGGCAGATGCCGCTTGGGCATGGAGTGATTCTTTTGCCGAATATGCCTTTGGCGATGATGATGCTGCTTTAAATTTTTGGAGTTCAGATGAGTCAAAAATGGTCGGAAGGGGAAATACGCCAAATGCAGCAGTTCTAGATTTACTTGAAAGGCATTCCGATATGAGACAATTAGATTATGACGACACCAGAGAACCCACCAGCAGAAATCAAAAAAGATCCACCACCGAAAATGATAAAGCGAGTTCCTAGACCTCAGGGTTGCTGTCCGAGGTAAACTTCCTTTATCTTTTCAGCCACCCATTTAGCGCAAGGCGAAGCAACCCCATTCCCACACATTTTATATCTTTGGGTGTCTGGGACAATTTTGCCTTCTGAATTAAATTTTGTGTGATTATCTGGCCACCCCATTAAGCGCTCGCATTCAAGTGGGGTAAGGCGTCTAATTATCATTGCTGTTCCGTTTATTACAAAGTCGCTTGGATCCCTGCCGACCCTTAACGACCGATACACGCCATCGCCAACTTTAAGTCTTTGATTGTAGCCGTCGTATTGATAGGCAACACTTGCTGGCGCTTGGGTTGCTTTAAGTGTCGGAGATTGACCTTCAAAAACTGCAGCATTGCTACCAAATTGTGTATCAAAAGAGAACATCTCAGTGTCGGTAGGTTGTGTTACAAACACTTGGGCATGATGAGACTGTGGTGATGGCTGTAGAGCAGTGACAGCATTTGCAACATCTATTGGCGTAGCACTAAATGTATTGGCTATTGCGTCCTCACGCACTGAGTAAGCAACAGATTGAGCACCAGTTGTATCAATAGTGTAAGAAGCATCGCCGGATTCCCCAACACCCATGCCGTTCTGATTCTTTTCTATTTCTCGTCCGTCTTGAATTGGAACTGGTTGTATAACGGCTTCGCCCACTTCAATCGGTAAAGCAACAGATGCTTGATTGTCCCCCATTTGTGCTCGCAATGTAGGGGACATTTCTTCCCAGTAGTGAGGCGATTGAAGTCGCGACATTGCGCCTGGCTCAAAACCAGTTGCTGGCTTACCATTTTGTGCAACCATCGGCGTATTGAGTCCACCAGTTCCCATGAAGGCAGTAAGAGTATTGACTGTTCCATTTTCTTGAAGTCTTACACCATCTTGTCTATGGGCATGAAAAACAATATCGTCTTCAGGGACATGTTGTCCCACCGCGTGTGGACCACGAGCAACGAGAGCAGGTATGGCTGTATCTTCTCTAATAACTGTATCGTATTGAGCATTTGGGCCTTGATTAAACGCTGCCCGATCAATTACTGTTATGGGAAAAAGATTTCCTTCCTCTGCCATTGAGTTAATAATTTGTTTTGAATAATTTGCCGTAATTGTTGCGGCCACATCATTTACTACTTCTTGCTGAACAATGGCGACAGTTGCTCGGGTATCTGAGTGATTCTCAAATGTATTAAGGGTGGGGGAGACAACTCCATCTACCCATGTTTCGTAATCTTCTGAGTCTTTTGCATGTCTTGATTTAACAAACGGCTGAGCAACATGTGGTGAATTGTCTCCGCTCTTAGATTCGGCATGAAGTGTTGGTGCTTGCTCATCCCGGTGTCCACCAGTTGCTCGAATTAAGGTTCCTGGCTGGAAGGCAACAGCTCCGTCTGGGTTGGTATCGTCTCCCGTGCTGCTACTTGCTCCAATGCTACTTGTAGTTGCGGTGGCAGTACTTTGCCCCTTCTTGCTGCGCGTCTTAGAATTCCTGAGCATGCCTTCGGCGACAGGAAAAATTTTGCCTCTACTTCTTGAGGCGTCTGAAGGACGGAAGACAGAAGTGAGGAAGATTCTTCGTCTTCGCTGGGCGACTCCGAAGTATTGAGCATCCAGCACTGCCCACTCGAGCTCCAATGCCCCTGCTTGAGCCATTTCATCGAGGACGATCCCGAAGTCAGCGCCTCGGTTGGAAGACAGTGCTCCTGGGACATTTTCCCAAATAGAGAATCTTGGATATTCATTGTTTGTTAACTCCCTTATCTCTTTGATAATACGAATACCTTCGTGGAATAAACCTGACTTAGCGCCTGAAAGACCAGCTCTTTTGCCAGCAACGGACAAATCTTGACACGGACTTCCCCAAGCAACCAGATCTGGCGCTCCTGCCATCTCTAGTACATGCGCACCAGTAAGCGTTGAAACATCCTCCCACTTTGGAACATTTGGCCAATGTTTCTCTAAAACTTTAGTGCAGTGTTTATCCCACTCGCACTGAAATATTGTTTCAAATCCAGCGGCTTCTAGACCCATGTCAAATCCGCCCACGCCCGAAAACAAAGAAAGAACTTTCATTGAAGAGATGTTAGCCCAAGACATTGAGAAAGCCGGGGACCTTGTATTTTAACTACTTTCTACTGTTTTTGTATTGGAGTGCATTCAAGTTAGTTCATCGAATCCAAATACCAATTCTCTCATCATCGCTGCCTTCTGGACTGTCTTCCAAGTATTTAAATCCGTCTGGTGGGGTAGTGTTTTGCCCTTTCCAAACAGGGATCATTGCTGTGTTTCCGTATGAAAAATCTGGATTTGCACGTAGGTGTATTTCTATTAATTTCCCACCGATAAATTCGCAATTTATTGTTTTATAAAGAAGACATATTTTTGTAAGCATTTGTGGGAGAGGTACACTATGTTCAACTTTTTCCCAGTATGTGAATTTTCGGTACGGGTCATTAACATCTTTTTTACCAGAAACACTCAATATCGGATTGACCCCTCTGTAATCAATGCTGAGATGTTCGCCTTCAAAATATTCGCACCAAAAATATCCGTTTTTAATGAATTTGGTAGATTTTTCTATAAATACTTTTTCTGCACCAGCCCCCATGCCGTAAAAATTTATTACTGGACGAACCATATAAAAGTCTGGTCTCGGAACATCCATTCCCCTGGGTCCACAAATATGGCCGGCTTTTTTAGCAACTATTAGTTTGTCAAAAACCCAAAGATGGTCTGGTTCAATAATTGGGAAAATTAGAAAATCGTTGGATAGATTTTTTGAATTCAAATTAAGGTCACTCTTCGGAAATTGGAACTTCGCTATCCCTTTTGCCCTCAGCATTGCGCCCTGTTGAAATCATAAGTCCTGCGAGCGTTCCCGTAATGAAGGTGGCCACCGATGAAAGAACACCGAAGAACATTTTGTCGTTTTCTGCTTGAGCGCCAATTGGCTGAGTGACAAATACAAGCGCCCAGAGGACGCCGACTGTTGTTATGAGAAGAACAAGACCAAGCATGCATCCAATAATGAATTTGAGCCGGGCATCTAGTTCTGCTGGCGTTA